ATGCTGACCGATACAAAACTAAGAAGTTTAAAGCCACAAGACAAGCTTTATAAAGTGTCTGATCGAGATGGTTTATACGTTGCAGTGACAAAAAATGGTGTTATTTCATTTAGATATGATTATCGTTTTAATGGAAGGAGAGAAACGGTTACTTTTGGTCGATACAGTGCTGACGGTATCACGCTTGCAGAAGCAAGAGCTGAATTAATTGAAGCAAAAAGGCTACTAAACGCAGGTATATCGCCAGCTTCAAAGAAGCGTGACGGTATTGAGAGTAAAAAAATAGGGACGGTATTCAAAGACTATACCGTCAATTTTCTTAATGATGCCCAATATGCTGACTCTACAAGGGCCATGAAAGAAGCGATTATTGAAAAAGAAATCTATCCCGTATTCGGCAAGCTTCAACTAGAAGAGATCACCACACCACGGCTTAGAGCATTATGTGAAAAGATAAAAGATAGGGGAGCAAAAGCGACTGCATTACAAGTGCGTGAGATTGTTGGCTCTGTTTTTACTTATGCCATAGACAGAGGTTATGAAATTAGTAACCCAGCAGATGCAATAAAGGCATCTTCCATAGGTACTTTTCAAGCGCGAGAAAGGGCAATGTCGCCGAAAGAAATCGGTATCTTATTTCGTGAACTAGAAAACTATAGTTGTTATCCAACATTAAAAATTGCTGTTAAGTTTGTATTAATAACATTAGTCAGAAAGTCTGAATTTACTCATGCTACGTGGGATGAAATAGACTTTAAAAATAGGCAATGGGTGATCCCTAAAGGGCGAATGAAGGGGAGAAAAGAGCATGTTATTTATCTTTCTGACCAAGCAATGGATATCCTAACCGGTATGAAAGTCTGCGCGATGGGAAGCAATTACTTAATGCCTGGTCGATATGATATTAAAAAGCCACTTTCTAATGCTGCATTGAATAACGTGATTGATGGCACCGTAAAACGTATCAATGAAAAAGGTATTGAGTTCGAACCGGTTACTGTTCACGATTTACGACGCACAGCCAGCACGCTATTGCACGAAGCGGGTTATAACTCAGATTGGATAGAGAAATGTTTAGCACACGTTCAAAATGGCGTTAGAGCCGTTTATAACAAGGCTGAATATGCTGAACAGCGCAGAAAGATGTTACAAGAGTGGGCTGATATGGTGGATGAATGGATAAAAGAGAAAGATTAACGCTCGGTCATTCTTCGCCAAGTGTTTTATAAGTAAGTAGTGACGATAGGTAAAGCACACCGACAACAGGCCAGATTGTGGAGTAAAACAGTCTGGCCACAATATCTTTTATATTGTCGCTTTCGTGCTTAGACTCTGAAAACAGATACCCAGCAAGCCATAAGTACACGGCTAATAATGTGAGTAAAATAATCATTAGCCGTTTTTCCTTTTGTACTGAGCATGATCATCACCACACTCTTTAGAACAGTAAGCGCTGTTCTCTGTTACAGGCTCTTCACGACACCAGATACAAAACCCTGTTAAGCTTTTGGCTGGTGGCTCTCTGTTTGCTAATGCGGTGTTGATTTGTAGATCCGTTAAGTCATTAGCATCATCTGCGATATCAGGCATATTTATTCCTTACAAATAAAATGAGAGTTGATAAGTTCGATACTGTTGTTAGGACATTGATTGCCCCATGCATCCCAACCTTGTGACATGTCACGAGCGAATAGCTCAATGCGACTTACATCACCGTACAACTGTTCAAGACGGTTTTTTACTTCCCACGGCTTTTCGCTATGCTCACCTAAAAAACTAAATACGATTTGTTTAACACTAGCACTTATGCGCTGTAATCCATTACCTCGAGTAGCGATTAAAACATCTTCACTATTGGCTCTGGTGTAGTTACCTCCATTCATTTTTGTTTCAGCATCTAATAGTTCAAACAGGTCGTGATAATCAAATAACTCGCTGTTTTGAATCACCTTATCAATTCGTTGCCATGCTAAAGGGTTAAATTTAACCCAAGTAAAAGCTTTCATTGTGCGGACTTTAAAGCCCCACGCTTCGGCTAATTTAATAGCCTCGAGTACAAAATTACCTGTATACCACATGGCAAGAACTGCATTATCAGATGTAATAGAATGAATAGGGATATGAGTTAAATTGAAGAGGGAAGTTGTTGGATAATGATTTTTGGCAGCACCGTTTGAAACTTTATTTTTGTAATCCCACGGAGGATCACAATAGATAAGGTCGTATTTTTTCATTTAACTTCCTTAAGAAAAGAGAACCAGTGCGTCTTATCATTTTTACCTACACGCTGTACTGCTGTTGGTTTTTGGTCTGTTAGTGCTAAAATTTGTTTAACAGGTATTTGGGTTTCATTCCATTTGAACAGCAATGTTCCTCCAGGCTTAAGCACTCTAAATGCTTCACTAAACCCTTTACTTAAATCTTCTCTCCATGAGTCTTTATTTAACGAACCGTATTTTTTAAACATCCAGCTATTTTTACCAACTCTAATTAAATGAGGAGGATCGAATAGCACCTGATAAAATGAATTATCTTGGAACGGAAGGTTTTTAAAATCAGAAATAATATCTGGTGTTATATTTAAAAGTCTCCCGTCACATAAAATATGCTCTTCGGCTCTAATGTCATTAAATAAAACACGTTCATCTTTTTTATCAAAATAAAACATACGAGAGCCACAACACATATCAAGTATCGGTTTCATTCTCTTCCTCTTTAATCATTACCAATAAACCGTAATTGCAGTTGCTAGAAATGCGCCTTTAACACCTTTACTTGATTCGTGGTAATACGCTGAATAACCAGGCTTGGGAACTGCCTTAAAATAACAGACATCAACATTGTCATATTCCTCCCAAAATTGGCGGTCACTTTCATCAATTTCGCCTGCTTCAATAGCTGAGTTAATCACCTCGCTGGCTGTATGTTTGCCTTTCATTAGTAGTGTTTTAACGTCATCGTTTCGTAATGACAAAATATTCGATGATTTCATATTCATTCCACCTTATTGACTGAGAATACTGGGTCATACTCACGTTCAACTTCAAACATGCCAAGATGTTGGTCGTCAATCCACAGCATAAATAACAACGGCCATCTATCTTCACATCCGTCGCAGTCATCGTGATAATATTCTGCGCATGCTTCAATGCATGAATCTAGGTCATCATCAGCACTGAAGTTATGATCATCTGGTAATTCATATCGGAGGTTATTAGTAATTTCTGATGGGTTTTCGTCTTTACTTCTTGTTGTATAAAACTGAACTATTGCCATTATTCAATCCTCTTCACTGCATCCCTGCGAGTTAAATTAATCCGTTGGTTGTGTTAACTCATATGCAGAATTAACATGGTCTTGCTCAACAGAGTAGAATGTCGCATATCCTTCGTATTCGCATTCTTCGCAATTACTGTAGATATCAATAATTGCCTGTTTTAATTTCGTATTTTCTTCTCGTAACTGTTCAATATTCATATCTATCTCCTGTTTGCATCCTTGCACTGAGTTCTTTGGTTAACGGGTAGGGTTAGGCGTTACTCACAAACTGACCAGCTTCATTACGCTTACGTTCGGTGTAACATTTAGGTGTTTCTCTTGATTGAGAACGTTTTTTCAACCACTCATCAACTTCTTCCGCTTCCCATGCCACACAGCGCACCGATAAATACATGCGTTTTGGAAAATCTCCTTGCTTTTCTAAGGTGCGAATAGTTGAGCGAGAAAGCCCTGTTATTTTTAAAACATCAGGCATACGGATAGGGTTAATAGGTAATTTAATATTCATATTTAAACTCCTTACGGAGCTGTATCGCTCCGCTTTAAATAGGATCACTGGTATTCAGGGCGCATATCATCAAGTGTGATAGAGAAAGACTCGTATAATTCATCACCAAGTTTTCGCTTGCTTGACTTAAGTAGCTTGTCTACTTTTTCAAATGCTTCGGTGGCTTCAGGTGAGCCAGATTCAGGAAGTGAGTTGATAGAAGCTTCTAGGGAATTACGAGCATCAATGCGGTGGTATGCCTGTACTGCTTTATTTTTTAATTCAGTAAACAGGTTGATCCCCATTTCATTTTTTAAGTTCTCAATTTCTGCGCGAATATTTTTAGCTTCTTCGACAGTTTGAACATCATCAATAGCTAATCTAAAGGCGTCAGCATCGAACTTAGGTATAAACTCGCCTTGAGTCTCTACCGGTTCAGCATTGATTGGCTGTTGCTGGGTAGTAATTTCATCAATGCTTAAACGTTCTTTCGGTGGGGTGATGTCTTTAATCGGGCGATCTTCAAGTTCTTCTGGTGTATACACACCAAGAATAACTTCCGGGCAATAAAGACGGGCCCAATATTTTACAGCGAGATACGCGATTTGTTGCTTAGGCATTGTTTTCCAAAGTGGTGAGTTTCTAGTCTGTACATCAGCAAGGTAAACAGGTTCACCCCATGTAACTTCTTCTTCACCTCTTAAAATTGCACCGACTTCAATAAATAAACCCGATTCATCACGTTTATCTTTCATGCCTACAATCTTTTCCCAGTCGCCACCGTATTTGTAATGGAATCGACCTACAACAGCATTTGAACTGGTAATAACTGCATTTACTAATTGGGCTTCATAACCAAGCACACCATTGATGACATGAGTTTTTTGACCGACAACGAAAGGGTCCATTCCCCAGCGTGCCGACTGCATTGTGATAGCAAGACAATCAGATGGTTTACCTTGCAGATGTCTTGGCACTGTTGCTGTACCTGATGCCATTAGCTCAGCAAATTTAACAATACGGTCTAATGATTCTGGATTAAAAAGTAATGATGTGTTATTCATTACTGATTGATTTCTTTCGAAAGTTGCTACTTCTGACATAATATTTACTCCAAGCGTGCGCCTGATTGTTCAAGCGCAGTTTTATTAAGCGACTTCGTTTTGCAGTTCTTCTAACTTTCTCTGCTCAAAGTCAGTGATACCGATAGTGAGAGTGGTGGTGATAGGCGCTGGCCAATATCCTGTATCCATAGCTTCACGGATATCACGTAGTGTCTTTTTGTATTCAGCTCGACCTAGTTCAAGTAATTCAGGAGAGGCTTCAACGATAGCGACCCAGTGGTAATGCTCGTCTTTGTTAACGAATATCCAGAAGAACTGATCCAGCATTGCCACATCACAATACATAGCTGCACTGATGTGATAATCGCGATTAATGATTTCTCTGCGGATCATGGCTTCAATGGCATCTTGTTTAAATCGACCAAGTGCTACTGATTTGAGGTCAAAACCTAATCGGTTATTTTCTGTTTGAATTTCGATATCAGGACGAACACGAATTTCAAGGCCAGTATCTTCATCAATACCGTAGTAACTCACTTCTGATACGCGGTTAGGGTGGTTTAATAAACTGGATGCTTCTTTGTGGTTCATAACAGCGTTACGCATGTTATTTGCCATTTCATAGTCAACGGTTTGAACATGAATTTTTGAATCATCACTAAGCCATTGGCTAATGATTTCATCCTCAAATACAGCATTAGGGTTAACTTCTTTAATGACCTGTATGAGATCATCTTTTTTGACGGGCTTTCTAAGTGGCTCAGGCTTACTTACTTCTGCTAAATATAATTCAGGGTTAACGCTGTTTATCTGCTCAAGTAATGCTTCTGTACTACCTGAGGTTTTCAATGGTGTTGGCAAAGTATCGTTATAGGTTTTGATACAGGCTTTCATTGCTGCACCTGTGAATTTTCCATCTTCGGGGATGGTTTTAAATTTATCGGGCAACTGCATGTATATCTGACCTAGCTCTTCGGTTTTTCCGCTGGTGGAAAGTTGCGGTGTCAGAGTGGCATTATGTTCTTCAATAATTGCTTTCAGTTCATCTTGTGAGAGCTTTTTAGGCAACTTATTGTTGTATTCGTCAATCCATGATTTCATTGTTTCTGTTGTTGTAAAGGCACCTTCTGGAATGATTGGCTTAACACTGAATTCAGCATCAAACTTTTCAGGTTCCATTGTTAACGTGTGAAACGCACTACCTAAATCGAAACAACGCTTATTTTCACGCTCAATGACTTTTGTTATATGGCGTAACTCGTAATACATCAAACTAATACGAGCATCTTTTAGCATCGAACTACTGATGCCGTTTGAACTGTGATACACCTCGTTAGGAATATCGGGATACCGACCAGGTTCAAAATAAGCAGGTTGGTCATTTTCTTCCTTTGGAATATCTTCAGTCTCCTTTGATTGACCGTTTTGGTTATCTTTGTTGGCGTTAAAAATCATCTCTTCCTGAGGTACTTCCTTTTTTTCTACCTCAATTGAGGCGGTTTTTGGATTTATTAATGAGTTAAAGTGATTAACTCTATGGCGAACGCTACGCATATCAGGGTTATCAATAAATGACATAATAGCGTTAACGATTTGCTCTTCACTGAGTTCACTGCTGATATTAGGAGCCAATGAAAGTGCAAGTAGCGTGATATTAATAAAGTGGTCATATTGCTTAAACTCTTCTTTTTCAATATCACCATTGATATGAGCTGTTAGTGCATCTACTTGTTCGCTATCAGTAATATCTTGGTTAAGTAAAAGAGCTTTTGCAATCAACACATTTAAGTGCTTAGTGTCTGACATTTTGTTTACCTACCAATTGTTCTGTTTGTAATGCGAGCTTTCTTACATAAGCCCACTCAATACCGGCTTTAAAATTGTCAAATGACTGTGACTCATTTAAGCCAGATAAGGTAAATACATGCTTACCGTCTTTGATATAAAAGATCATGACTAATCACCAAATTGGTTATGTCTGAGCGCATTAAAGAATCAGTCTCTTTTATCCATATTGTTAAAGAGCAAATTAACCGTATTGGTTAACTTATGCCTTTAATCATAACCATATATTAACCATTGTCAACCGTAAAAAATAAATAAATCACCAATATGGTTATGTTTGTTTTTATCACTATGAAATTTAATGATTTATTAAGAGTGAAAAGAAGCCAGTATATGACTTCTTTTTAATGGAAAGGGTTAGTCGTGGGAGATAGGCTGGTTTTTATTAATGATAAATTCAATGAAATTTTCAATAGCAGCTTGTTCGCTGGTGGGAAGTTTTGAATAGGCTCTTCTATCATAGTTAATAGTGCCTTTATCATTTTTAGGGATCAGTAATTCATAGGCTTGGCGACCCATTGCTTTAGCAATAGCATCAATGCTTTCAGCAGTGGCGCTGGCTTCACAATTAATAATGCGGTTAACTGTTGACTGTGCAAGCCCTGAATCGACAGAAAGCTTAACTCTTGATTTTATTCCATCGTTTAACATAAATGTTGTGATGTTATCTGAGAGTATCTTGCCAATTTCAGTCGGAATATATTCTTCTTTTTCTGACTCCGCATGACCTTCTTTTAAGTGGTCTACATCCATCCAATATTTGCTAATTCTAGTAACATATTCAATTTTGCGTGACATTGGGTCGGTGAGTTCACGATGACTTTTTAAATCTTTTGGTGATAGGTAACGAGAGATCATACTTGGTGCTACACCTAACGCATCAGCCAATAGTTTTTGTTTGCCGTTGTAGTAGCGTTCAATAATATAAATCAAGTTATCTTTTCTAATTTCAGCAATGCTTTTCATTTCTCCAAGTCCTTTGGTGTCTATTCTTTATACAAATTTGATTAAGTTATGGTGTATTAAACAAACAAATAACCCTTTTGGTAAAGTACCTAAACGGTTACTATTATTTATTGGTTAATCAAATTGGTGAAATTATGGAAGTTTTCGACTTTAAAAAATTTTGGAATGGCTTAACGATTAAGCAAAGAGAAGCATTCTCTCAAAAAACGGGGTATAGCCAACTGTATCTATCACATCAGCTACGCTATGCAAAACGCAAACCGTCATTAAGTAAACTCAATAAGTTATATGATATTTGTATTGAATTTGGTGCAGATGCAACCAGAGAGCAATTAATCAATTTCTTTATTCGATAATAGTTCAAAGGCTGTTTATAGATAAGGATCACTTCGGTGGTCCTTAATTTTTTATTGATAACCAATAAGTCTTTTTAGGTTGATCTATTTTAAAATAATGGATAGTATTTGCACATACACATAATTAAATGAGGTTGAAATGGAGATTATTAGTCGAAAACAAGCTGCGTCAAAAGGGCTTGGGAAATTTTTCACAGGTAAAAAATGCAAGAACGGTCATGTTGCCGAACGTTACGTTTGTAACGGTGTTTGCGTTACATGTAATTATGAAAACTCAATTGGGTATAGAACAGCATTAAAACAATTGATTGAAAGCGCCCGTTGCTAGGGGGTGTCAAATGGCTAGTAGCTGGATCAAAGTTGAAGTTATAACACCAGACAAACCAGAGATTTATCAAATAGCAGAGATATTAAACATAGACCCTGATGCTGTGTTGGGAAAGCTAATTAGAGTTTGGTCTTGGGCTGATTTACAAACTTTAGATGGTAACGCAGGCAACGTTACAAAAAGCGTAATAGATAGGATCACTTTTATTACTGGCTTTGCTGATGCACTGATAACTGTGGGTTGGATGAAAAATGATAATGGTAAGTTAGTCTTACCTAATTTTGACAGGCATAACGGAGAATCATCGAAAAAACGGGCACTTACGAATAGGAGAGTGGCAGAGCATCGAGAAAAAAAGAAAAAGAAAGTAACGCAGTCACCGTTACAAAAACCGTTACCAGAGGAAGAGGAAGAGGAAGAAGTTTATAAAGATCCTCTCTCTAAGGGGAACGATGAAAATTATCAGCCAAACCATAATGCGAATAACGCTATTTTGAATAATCGAGTTCCATCAGGAGGATTTGGCGCATCTGAAAAATTTGTCATGTTTCATGGATGGGAGCCAGATCAGGACTTTACGAAAAAGGCAGCGTACTGGGGGGTAAGACTCATGACACCAATGAAACCGCATGAGTTAGCAGAATTCATTACGTACTGGAGTTCAGAGGGAAAAGCTAAAACACATGAACAATGGGAAATGGCATTAGCAAAAAGTATTAAATTTCAACGCTCAAAAAATAACAAGGTGAGAAATGGGACAAGTCAGAGCAATAAAACCAGTAACCAATTCGCTGGAAAATCAAAACCAATGCAAGAATTCTTACAGCACGTCAACGATAAATACGGACCCGATGCTGTTACCGCTTTGGTGGAAAATGATCGAGCTGTATGGGGACAAGTGGAGCAAGAAGAACGGGACGGAACCATCATTGATGTGGAAACGAGCACTCAGCGGATTGAATAGCGATCAATTCGATTTGATATTTAAATTCTGCATTGAGCGTTGTAGCAATGGTAATCCGTGGCCACCAGAGTTATCTGATGTCATTTCAATGCTTTCTGACAAGTTGGTAGATGCGAATGCTTTTGGAATTCCATTTGATGAAATGCTTAGAGATTTTAATAAATACCTAGCAAGACGATGCAATTACCATAGTGCTGAGATGTACCCCTTTAGGCATCCGGTGCAGTATTGGATCTTCACTGACCTTAGGCAAAAGGTATATGACCTTAGGCTGACAGAAGCGGAGGTTGAGAAGCGTTTAAATAAAATGATCCGTATGTGGTCTGAGCGAGTGCAAGGAGGTGAGATCATACCTAAGCCCACGTTAAGACTTGAAGATAAAACCAGACCAAGACCTGCATGGATGGATTTATTAGAAAATGCTGATAAACGTAAACATAAATCGGCATAAGGTTTATTGGATATCGAAATCTTTAGCGTAATAAACACTGGTGAGTTTTATTTGTTGTAGGTATGCGATTGGATGTCTGAGTAGTGAAAACAGCGTATAGACGATTTGAGAGCGTTTTAAGTGGGTATGAGTTTAATTAAAAACTCTGTTTTTTTACACTTGAAAACATAACCAAATTGGATATATTAACCATAATGATTAATCTCTTAAGGGTTATCGTATATGAAATTTATGCAGGATTTTGTTGTTGAAATATTACATGACAAGAAAAAACCGTTATCAGTTAACGAAATAACCGAGATTGCCTCAGAGCTTGATGGTAAGAAAAATCGCTCAACGACCAATTATGCGTTGATCAAGTTGATTGAATGCGCCGTTGTTGAGCGCAGAGCGGTAGTCGGCATTGGTTATGTATACACTCTAGCGCCTGATTACATGGAGCGTCTACGTGATTTAGATATCAAAAAAGAAGCCTCTCTAATGACCAAGAAGCCAGCAAAACCTACGGATAAGCATGTTATCTGTCAGAAAGGTTCACTAACCTACGTCAGAAAGAGCTTACCACCGTTACAGCATGGAAAGATTGCTGATATTCATAACCGTATGAACGCAATGCTGGTGGCGGTACGCGCATGAAACAGCAAATTTATTATATCAATCCTGTACCAAAGCCACGTATGACACAACGTGACGCATGGAAGAAACGACCTGTTGTCGTTAAGTACCACGCTTTTTGTGACGAGATGAGAGCTAACCGTTTTACGTTACCTGAAAGCGGTGCTCACCTAACGTTTGTTATCCCCATGCCTAAATCATGGAGCAAGAAGAAACGCATTGAGATGAATGGTAAACCCCACCAGCAACGTCCAGATGTCGATAACCTGATTAAAGCGGTTATGGACGCCATCTTTGATGAAGATTGTAGGGTGTGGAATATCAGCGCGTCAAAGCTTTGGGGTGAGCAGGGAAAGATAGGGGTAACGTTACCTGAAAATACAGAAAATCATGAACTTATTACCATTCGTTAAGTTCGTGACTGAGTTAATTAATCGTTGAATGAGTTTGGGAAGAAATTATGAGCCAAGAAATTGATGCTATTAGGCTTTGTTACGACATTCTTGATGGTTCTGTATCGCCAGAAAATATCTCATCAGAAGATGTATATGCCATTTGTACATATCTCGATGAGGTAGTACGTGAAAACCTTACATTTACTCAACAAAAACCTGTGGCATTTATGGATAGTGAAGGTGAAGTAATTAGCGCAGTCAAGAAAGAGTTTGAACAGTTAACTGACGGTAATCACATAGGTTTCGATATTCCGTTAATTCAACAACTCAAATAACCGTGACATGTCACGCGAGGTAAATATGAAGATTGGCGATAAAGCTAAAATTAAACGTTTAAATTCAAGCAATGGAATATCTAAGTTTAGTGTGGGCGATGTGCTTACAGTGGATATTATCAACGAAGAACCATACAAATATTTCTGTATTGATAATGTCGATTATGGTGAATGGTTCAGCGAATCGGAGATAGAGCCATGCTAAAAACTTACTTAATATTCGCCGTGTTCTGGTGCGTGTTCGCCGTAGCTGTGGGGATGTTATTCAATGGCTAAATCACCTGCTGAGCGCAAGGCACTACAACGTAAGCGCCAAAAGGAACTTGGCGTAACGAAGATTGAATTGCTGGTGGATAATCAAGAGCTGGAGATGTTAGGGCGTAATTGTGTTCTGCGTATGCCTGGCCGTGAACCGTATGGTGTTGTTGAATACATACAGATGCTTATTCGTAAAGATGATGCTGAGTATAAGCGACAAGCTGAGGAGCTATCTAAGCGTAAATGTGAGCGCTGTGGTGAGCAGTTACCCGTTCAGCAATGCTGTTTATCTGGTGATGCTAAATGTTGGGTAACAAAGGGCTGGCGTGAAATGATGTTGAAGGTAGAATGATGAAAAAATAAATTATTTGGAGTAATTATGAGTTTTCACGCTGTTGATTGGTTTACAGTTGGTGGTAGCTTAGCATCCGCTAGCGCTGTTGCTGTGGCAGTCGGTATTTTCCTATATGAAAGAGGACAGGAAAAAAGAAAAAATATCGCAGATAAGTTATTGAAAGTAGATGCGATGAATAGATTGCTTGCCCATAAATCTGTACCGTTATGCCTGATGGCTGATACTTTATGCTCGATTTTTATTCATATTCTAACTACTGAGCCTATTGGTGTTAGTTTGTATCTCAAAGAGAAAACTAAATCAATAAGATTGACTTATCCTGGAGACGAACCAGATACATTGAGGTTGTTACCATTTAAGATACCTGAAAATGGTAGACATCTTAGTGACGATATCATGCTTAATTGCTCAATTCTTGCTGATAAAAATAATGAATTATTAGCTACTGCTATAAAAATAAATAATGGAATTGATGCGTTTGCTGATCTTTTTGATGCCGCATGTATTTATGCAAAACAAGAAAAACTTGTCGATTTTGAAAAAATGTTTGATAGGAACAAAAAAGGAGAATTTCACTTGTTTGGTTTAGTGACTGATGTAATTAGTGCGATTGGGATTCTTGAGCCAGAAATACAGTACTATCCAATATATAACATTGTTATTGCCAAATTTGAGATTATAAAAAAAGAAATAGCTAAGTTATCATGATTTGATGTTTATCTTTTCAATAGCCATAATAACCAAAGAGGTGATGATTATGACTATCAAAAGACCAAGAAAGAAACCTGCGCGACAGCCAACGCCTATCAACGACAAGATGGAACGTTTCTGTCAGGAATATATCAAATCCCCCGATAATCAAACTGATGCTGCAATCTCTGCTGGATATGCATCTGGCAGTGCTTGCAAGCGCGCATCACAACTAATGGCTGATCCCCGTATTCAAGAGCGTATTGCTCAACTTATGCAACAGCGCAATAAGCGCACCAAGATGAGTGCTGACAATGTACTCAGGCGTTTGGTCGATATGCTGGATGCGGATATTGCCGATATTCTTAATGAGAAAGGTGATATTAAACCAATATCTGAATGGTCACCTATCTGGCGTAAAAGTGTTGCTGCTTTCGATATCATTGATATTGACGGTGATACACGCATTAAAAAAGTAAAGTTACTGGATAAAATTAAGGTGCTTGAACTGATTGGTAAGCATGTTGATATCAATGCCTTTAGAGATAGGGTACAGGTTGATGTAAACGTATCGCTGGCTGATAAGTTGGCATCTGCTCGTAAACGTGCTCAGCAAGGGAGCGTTGAGTAATGTCAGAAGCTTTGCAGAAGTCACCAGAAGAACAACTCATTGAAGATATCGCATCATTTACGCATGATCCATTAGGTTATGCGTATTACGCATTTCCGTGGGGGGAAGCTGGTGGAGAGCTTGAAGAATACAATGGCCCTCGTCAGTGGCAAGCCGAAGCATTAAATGAAATCGGTGAACATCTACGCAATCCAAAGACACGCCACCAGCCATTGTTACTTGCTCGTGCTTCTGGTCACGGTATCGGTAAATCTGCATTTATTTCAATGATCATCAAGTGGGGTATGGATACCTGCGAAGATTGTAAGGTAGTCGTCACTGCCAACACCGAAAATCAGCTACGTACTAAAACGTGGCCAGAAATAGCGAAGTGGCAACGGCTATCACTTACCAATAATTGGTTTACTTGTACTAAGACAGCTATCTACTCAAACGATCCTAATCATGCTAATGCTTGGCGTGCTGATGCGGTACCGTGGTCAGAGAACAACACGGAGGCATTCGCAGGACTTCACAACAAAGGTAAGCGTATTATCCTCGTATTTGATGAAGCGTCTAACATTGCCGATCTGGTATGGGAAGTGGCAGAAGGGGCGTTAACGGATGAAGGCACAGAAATCATTTGGATAGCATTTGGTAACCCAACCCGTAACACAGGGCGCTTTCGTGAGTGCTTTCGTAAGTTTAAACATCGTTGGAACACCAAGCAGATTGATAGCCGTACCGTTGAAGGTAGCAACAAAGAGCAGATTAAAAACTGGGAAGAGGACTACGGCGAAGATAGTGATTTCTTTAAAGTTCGTGTTCGTGGCGTGTTCCCGTCAGCGTCAGAACTACAGTTTATTCCAACAGGCTTAACGGATGAAGCCATGAAGCGCATAGTCACACAGGCAGAAGTTGCTCATGCTCCCGTAATTATTGGTGTTGACCCCGCCTATTCTGGTATTGATGATGCGGTGATTTATCTGCGCCAAGGTTTATTCAGTAAGTGTTTGTGGACTGGCTTTAAAACAACTGACGATGTGGTTATGGCAAAGCGCATTGCTGACTTTGAAGATCAATACAAGGCTGATGCTGTTCATATCGACTTTGGATATGGTACTGGTATTCACTCTATTGGAACAAGTTGGGGGCGCGTGTGGCGTTTAGTTAAGTTTGGTGGTGCATCAACTGATCCACAAATGCTGAACAAACGCGGTGAAATGTATAACAGCGTTAAGACATGGCTAAAAATTGGCGGGGCTATTGACGATCAAGAAACCGCAGATGATTTGTCATGTGGTGAATACAAAGTTCGTGTTATTGATAGCAAGATTGTACTAGAAGATAAAACAGAAATTAAAAAACGTCTTGGTCGTTCACCCGGTAAAGGTGATGCGCTCGCACTGACATTCGCCTATCCAGTCACCAAAATAGATAGAAATTACTCTTCACTTCATTCTGGCGCTAATGTCAGCAATTCAGATTACGATCCATTCGCATAAAAAAGCCCTCTGGAGTAGAGGGCAAATAGTCCTAAGGTAAAGCACGCTGTCGTGGTAACAATACCGAGAAAAAATGCAGTGGCATTTCATAACCAAAATGGTAGTTATAATTTTCAATATTGTCAAATAACATGTATTATTAATTTAATATGCAATAATGGTTAATTATAAAGGTGTGTCGATATGTGTAATCCATTTGGCAATACTCCAAAAATTACAACTCCTCCTGCTGTTCAGGCAGCACCTCAAGAACAAGATGCGGCAGTAACGGGTAGTCGTGATGATGAAATGCGTCGTCGCCGTGCAGCTGCAGGTCGTAAGTCTACGTTACTAACGGGTGCGCAGGGTGCGACAAGTTCAGCATCCACCAGCGGTAAAACCTTACTTGGTCAATAAGGGGTGACTATGTCAACGCCATTGAAACAACAGCTACTGCAACAACTTAATCAGTTGGAAACAGAGCGTAGCTCATTTGAACCGCATTGGCGTGAATTGTCAGGTTTCACTCGTCCTCGTAGTACGCGCTTTACTGCATCTGATGTTAATCGAGGTGATCGCCGTAATAGTAAGATTATTGACCCTACGGCGTCTTTGGCTTCATCGGTACTTTCCAGTGGCATGATGTCAGGTATTACAAGTCCTGCTCGTCCTTGGTTTCGTTTAGCGACACCTGATCCTGATTTAATGGATTATGGCCCTGTAAAACTTTGGCTAGAAACCACCGAACAGCGCATGAATGAAGTGTTTAATCGTTCTAACCTCTATCAGTCATTACCGTTGATGTATGGTGATTTAGGTACTTTCGGTACTGCTGCAATGGCCGTTGTTGAAGATAGCCAGCGTATTATCCGTACCGTTCATTTCCCTCTTGGTAGTTACTACATTGCGAATAGCCCAAGCCTGAGTGTTGATGTTTGCTATCGTAAATTTACGATGACCGTTCGCCAGTTGGTGATGGAGTTCGGGACTGATAGTGTCAGCGATACTGTTAAATCAATGTGGAATTCAAGCCAGTATAGCCAATGGGTTGAAGTGGTTCATGCTGTATATCCAAATCTTGAACGACAAACAGGAAAGTTAGAGGCGAAACACAAGCCTTTTAAATCCGTTTATTTTGAAGTGGCGGGTGATAACGAGAAAGTATTACGTGAATCTGGCTATGATGAATTTCCTATTATGGCGCCACGTTGGGAAGTGAATGGTGAAGATGTTTACGGTTCATCTTGCCCTGGTATGTTGGCGTTAGGTGGTACTAAAGCACTTCAATTAATGCAAAAGCGTAAAGCGCAGATGATTGATAAGCTGACTAATCCACCTTTACAAGTGCCTGCATCATTAAAAAACCAACGGGTAAATACCATACCTGGTGGCATTAACTATCTTGATGAGGCAAATCCTACTAATAAAATTCAAACGATTTTTGATGTTCAACCTGTAGCTTTGAAAGTACTACTTGAAGATGTTCAAGATACTCGTCAACTGATTGATACCGCTTACTTTGTCGATTTATTCCGCATGATGCAAATGGTGAATACACGCTCTATGCCGATTGAAGCTGTTGTTGAGATGCGAGAAGAGAAACTATTGCAATTAGGGCCTGTTCTGCAACGCCTTGATTCTGAGTTACTCGACAAGCTGATTAATCGCACTTTCTCAATCTTGGTAAACAAAAACTTACTTCCCGTTGCACCTGATGAAATGCAGGGAATGGATCTAAAGGTTGAGTACATTTCTGTAATGGCTCAGGCACAGAAAGCGATTGGCGTTGGTAGTATCGAACGCTTTGCTGGCTTTGTTGGCAATCTGGCAAGAGTTAAACCAGAAGCATTAGATAAGCTTAACGCTGATGATGCGATTGATAACTATGCATCGGCAATTGGCGTCTCTCCAACAATCGTTGCAACCAATGAGCAAGTACAAGCCATACGTCAACAACGACAAGCACAGCAACAACAAATGGCACAGATGCAAATGGCGCAGTCCGCTATTGATGGTGTTAAAACACTCAGTGATACCAATCTTGATAATGATAGTGCCTTATCCGCTATGGCGGGTGGAGGTGCTCAATGACACATCCATTCGATGCGTATGAAGACGAGAGAATTGCTCGCACTGAATACGATATTCAACAAAAAAATAGGCAAGAGAAAGAAGAACAACAGCTAAAAGAGGTTATGTCCACAGAAGCTGGGCGTGCTGTTATTTGGCGTTTGATTTCTGACTCTGGCGTATTTCGTAGCTCTTTTTCTAATGATCCCTATGCAATGGCATTTAGAGAGGGCGAGCGTAACTATGGGTTAAAAGTTTTCAATAAATTACACGAAGTTTGCCCTGAGCTTTATGCGCAAATGGCAAATGAAGCAGTTACACAACAGGAGAAACAGTCATGAATTTATGGCAGAAACTAATCATGCGTCGCTTGTATAACGAGCAACACAGCGAGGGAGGTGAAGGCGGTGGCGGTACAGCAACGGAACCTACTCAAGAAACATCAGCAACAGATAAAAATGAGCCACCAGCAAACAGTGATGATCCTACTAAAAGCACTGAAAAAGAGAATGGTGGAGAGCAGGGCAAGCCGGCTGATAAGAAAAATGATGCCAATAAATCAGATGTAGGTGCGCCTGAAAAGTATGAATTTAAAGCACCAGAAGAAGGGCAAGAGCTTGATAAAGGTGCATTAGACGTCTTTGAGCCGATTGCTCGTGAGCTGAATTTAAACAACGAACAAGCGCAAAAACTGGTTGATGTTTATGGCTCTAAAATCATGCCAGCGATTAATAAGCAACTTGCTGAAGGTTGGCAAAAACAGACAGAACAATGGGCTGAAACTGTTAAAGAAGATAAAGAGCTTGGTTCCGATGAATCTATCGGTGCGGCACAAAAAGCAATGGATAAGTTCGGTTCACCTGAACTGAAACAGTATTTAGAAGAATCAGGACTAGGTAATCATCCTGAGCTTATTCGTATCTTTGCCAGTGTTGGCAAAGCAATGTCAGAGGACGGTCTTGTCACTGGCAACAGTAACGGCAGTAAAAGTGCTGCTGATGTTTTATTTGGATAACAAAGAGGAAATAACATGCCTGCTTTAACTCTCGTTGATTGGGCTAAACGACAAGGCCCTGACAGCAAGCAAGCGAAGATCGTTGAGCTGTTAAGCCAAACTAATGAAATACTAGATGATATGGTCTTTGTTGAAGGTAACTTACAAACGGGTCACCGTACAACCGTTCGTACTGGTTTACCATCTGCAACATGGCGCTTGCTTAACTATGGTGTTCAGCCTAGTAAATCGACTACAGCACAAGTAACCGATACAACGGGTATGCTGGAAACTTACTCTGAAGTTGATAAAAAACTGGCTGATTTAAATGGTCAGAAAAATGAGTTTTTACTGTCAGAATCTCTTGCATTTATTGAGTCAATGAATCAGGAAATGGCAGAAACTTTAATTTATGGTGATACCTCTGTACATCCTCAGCGGTTTACGGGTCTATCCGCACGTTTTAACGATATGAACGCGAAGAATGCGGTAAATATCATTGATGCTGGTGGTACTGGGAGTAACTTAACTTCCATTTGGTTAGTGGTATGGGGTGAAAATACGGTTCATGGCATTTTCCCTAAAGGTTCTAAAGTAGGTTTAGAACAAAACCATTTAGGTGAAGTGACGTTACAAGATGATAATGGTGGTAAATATCAGGGGTATCGCACCCATTTTAAATGGGAAAATGGACTAACGGTGCGTGACTGGCGTTATGTTGTCCGTATCGCCAATATTGATTTATCTAAAATTGGTAAAGATCCAGAAAAGGCAGATGCTCTTGACCTTCCTGACTTATTGATTCAAGCAATTGAAAAAATTCCTAATTTATCATTAGGCCGTCCAGCTATTTATTGTAATCAACAAATCCGTAGCTGGATGCGTCGCCAAATTAAAAACAGTAAAAACGTCAATATTTCTATGGCAGAAGTAGCAGGTAAGAAAGTCGTCACATTCGATGAGATCCCTGTTCGCCGAGTTGACACCATTCTAACGACTGAAGATCAGGTGAAATAAGTTATTGCGGTGTCATTTAACGGCTCCGCTAACTTTCATTTATTTGGAGATAGTCAAAATGATTTTAGATAAAGAAACGCTTTTTTCACTGGATCAGGCTGTTACTGCATCTGCTGTAAGTAAGCAAATTATCGACTTAACGCCAGTGCATGGCGCATTTCGTGATATCGGTATTGGTGAGCCATTAGAGCTGTTTGCACAAGTGACTGAACAGGCTAAAGCATCAGGTGAAGCGACGGTTCAAATTAAGTTAGAAACCGCGACAGACGATAAATTCTCTGATGCTAAATCTATCTTTGAATCTGTGGCAATACCAATTGCTGATTTAAATGCAGGTAAACGTATTGTGGCGAAAGTACCTCAAGGCGTTCTGAAGTACCTGCGCCTGCAATATGTTGTTGCAGAAGGTCCATTAACAGCGGGTAAGTTCACTGCGGGCATTAACCTAACTGTTGATGCTCATCCTATTTACGATGCTGTAACTCAATAAGGTGTGACATGTCACGATATAAGGTTTTAAAAAAATCATTTATCGCTGGGCGTCTACTTGAAATCGGTGAAGAGGTTGAGTACGACGGTATAGCTGGCGATAACTTAGCGTTCATTGGTGGCGCTGATGCTCGACTTGATACTCATAGTGTGGCTGATGGGGCTAGTGATAATACTGGTGAAGGCGTAAGTAATATTGCTGTTAGCGGTTCAGGTGTGGCGATTGACTCAAGCCTTGATGCGCTTCGTGAGCAATATACCCAGCTATTTGGTAAAGCACCTCATCACAATATGGGCGCAGATAAAATGCGCACCGCAATAGACGAAAAGCGGAAAGAACTTGGGGTTTAACCCCCGATGATAAAGGGGGCGAAAGCCCCTTTTTTATTTTCTACCTGAGCCGAGAGATATCCAATGAAACTAACCAATCTAAAAACCAGCACTGAAACTTATGAAAATGCCAAAGGTGAAAAAGAAACTCGTGAAGAATATCCATACGGGCTACGTATTTCACTTGAAAACGACACAATAGAAAAACTAGGCGTTTCTATTCCTGATGTTGGTGAAAGTATTGAGCTGTCTGCTGTTGCCAAAATACTGTCTAAATCCATTAATGAACGTGAAGGTAAGAAGTCAGTATATGTAGAGTTACAAATAACCGATCTGGCTCTAGGTGTAGGCGACACAAAATCAACGGCAGATGTTCTTTTTGATGGAGGTGAGTAATGGCCTCAGAAATTGAAATTTGCAATATTGCATTAAGTCGCATTGGTAATAGTCGTTCAATTAATAGCATGACTGAAGCAAGCAAAGAAGCCGTTCAATGCAATCTTCATTATGCGCAATGCCGTGATAGTGTGCTGGCAGATTTCCCTTGGAACTTTGCGACTAAAAAGGTGGCATTAGCCAATACAAATAATCCCCCACCTAATTGGGCGTATGCCTATCGCTATCCTAATGATTGCCTAAAAGCCATTGGTATTGTCGAACCTCATCAAAAGTACAGTAGACCAGATACGGCAATCCATTTTCATGTTGGTTCAGATGAAAACGGTACTGGTCGATTAATTTTTACTGATCACCCTAGTGCTTGGCTTGAATATGTTGCACGTATTACTGACGTCAATATGTTTGATGCGTTATTTAAAGATGCGCTTGCATGGCGTTTAGCTGCTGAATTGGCTCGTCCATTGGCATCAAATGCGGGTATTGGTGGTGAAGCACTACAAATTTACCAAGGTGTTATTAAAAGCGCGGCAGCACATTCATTAAGTGAGTCAGCAGAGCCAACTGATTATATGGATGAATTCACACAAGCGAGGTTGTCATAATGCCATTTAGTCTTATTCAACCTAGTTTTTCAGGCGGTGAAATTGCACCAAGCCTATATGGTCGTGTTGATCTTGCGAAGTATTCAACTGCACTGCGCAAGTGCCATAACTTTATTGTTCGTCAATATGGTGGCGTTGAGAATAGACCAGGCACACGATTTATTGCTGAAACAAAGTATCAAAATAAGAAGTCTCGACTTATTCCTTTCCAATTCAGCACCGTACAAACCTATGCGTTAGAGTTTGGTGATCGTTATATTCGCGTGTTTAAAGATGGTGGGCAGGTTCTCTATGCTGATGGTGAACATAAAGGCGAAGTGTTTGAATTAGCGACACCTTATAAAGAAGCTGATTTGTTTGATTTGAAGTATACGCAATCAGCCGATGTTATGACGATTGTTCATACTGATTATCCACCAATGGAGTTACAGCGTTACGATCATGATGATTGGAAGTTAGTCTCCGTTGAAACCAAGAACGGTCCCTTTGAAGATATCAATACCGATAAGGCAATGAAAGTTTATGCCAGTTCAAGCACGGGGCAAATTACGTTAACCTCTACGCATGATATTTTTGGTACCGAGCAAATAGGTAAACAGTTCTATTTAGAACAACGTGATATTGATGCGGTTCCTGTATGGGAGACAGATAAAACAACCAACCTCAATGATCAACGTCGTGCTGATAGTAACTACTATCGTGCCAATAGTGGCGGTAAAACGGGAACACTAAGACCGTCACACACGGAAGGAATGAGCTGGGATGGTTGGGGTGGTGATACAGGGATCCAGTGGGAATATCTGCATAGTGGTTTTGGTATCGTAAAAATTGAAACCGTAAGTGACGATGGCAAAACAGCCACAGGAAAGGTGATCTCTTATATTCCATCCAATGCTGTTGGTGAAGACAACGCTAGCCATAAATGGGCGCGTGCAGTGTGGAATGATGTTGATGGTTATCCAAGCACCGTTGTTTATTATCAACAACGTTTATTCTTTGCCGGCTCTCGTGCCTATCCACAAACGATATGGGCCAGTCGTAGCGGTGACTATAAAGACTTTGGGCGCAACAATCCTATTCAAGATGATGATCGCATTATCTACACGTATGCAGGTCGTCAAGTTAATGAAATTCGCCATTTGATTGATGTCGGTTCGCTGGTGGCATTGACCTCTGGTGGTGAATATCAAATCACAGGCGATCAGAACAAAGTGCTTACACCTTCCAGTTTTTCAATGTCATCACAAGGTGCTAACGGTTCAAGTGATTTACCGCCAATCTCTGTTGCGAACATTGCGCTTTATATACAAGAGAAAGGTAGTGCCGTGCGTGATTTATCGTATTCCTTTGATGTCGATGGGTATCAAGGCACTGACTTAACTATGTTGGCAAATCACCTATTTCAACGTCACCGCATTGTTGATTGGTCATTTACTACGGTTCCATATTCTATTGCATGGTGCATACGTGACGATGGGTTAATGCTGGCTTTAACCTATTTAAGAGAACAACAAGTTTTTGCATGGGCGCCACAATCGACAGAAGGGAAATTTGAGTCAACGTGTTCGATCAGTGAAGGCAATGAAGATTCAGCCTATTTTATTGTCCAGCGTACAGTAAACGGCAAACAGGTTCGGTATGTAGAGCGATTGGCTAGCCGTTTATTTACTCACACAGAAGATGCTTTCTTTGTGGATTCAGGCTTAAGTTATGACGGTAGAAATACTGATATATCAAAAACAGCAACCATCACGGGTGGATCGGGTGAGTGGAACTATCAAGAAAACTATCCATTAGTGGTTTCAGGCGATCCAGTCTTTAGTGCTTCTGATATTGGTAGTGCCGTCAATATTCCTTATTTTGAAGATAATGAACATAAAGAGCTTCGTTGTAAGATTGTTCAATATGTATCTGCAAATCAAGTTGTTATTTCTGCTAATCGCAATATCCCTCCAGCATTACAAAATACGCCAACGACTGAATGGAGCATTGCCCGCTATCGCTTTTCTGGCTTAAATCATCTTGAAGGTAAGACGGTTAATATTCTTTCTGACGCTAACGTTTCACCACAGGCTATTGTCACCAATGGTGCAGTGGAAATTGATACGCCATCAGCCGTAGTGCATATCGGATTACCTATTACCAGCGAATTAGAAACGCTTGATATCCATATTAATGGGCAAGAAACATTACTTGATAAGAAGAAACTTATTAAGATTGCCAGCTTAATTGTAAATAGTAGTCGGGGGATTTGGGCTGGTACTGAAAAAGAACGGCTATATGAGTATCCTCAACGTCAATTCGAGTTTTACGACAATCCTGTTGATGATGCCACAGGTATTGTTGAAATTAATTTAGATGCAGATTGGAGCAAAAACGGACGTGTCTTTATTAGACAGGTTGATCCGTTACCGTTAGCGGTGCTCTCTGTTATTCCGCGTATTGATGCTGGTGGTTTCTGATATGAAAAAACATCATGTACAAATTATTCCTGCTACTCATGAACATATTGTTCGTTTATTACCACATGTAAGACAAGCTGATGTTGATGAGTTCTACGCTATGTCAATGCAAACACCTGAGCAGGTATTACGACATGGCTTATCTGTTTCTACTAAAGCTTATGCAGGCATTATTAATGATGAAGTCGTGACTATTTTTGGTGTTGCTTCTGGCTCATTACTTACTGGTTTAGGTATCCCTTGGCTAGTGGGGACTGATTTATTAGAGCAACACCAGAAAACCTTTCTACGACGCTGTAAACCCATCTTAAAACAGATGTTAGGGCAATACCCAACACTGATGAATTATGTCGATGAACGTAATCATATTGCTAAGGCGTGGCTCCATTGGTTGGGGTTTCAGATTGAAGAAGCAAAGCCAACAGGTTTACTTCAGTTACCTTTCCATCGTTTTACATTGAGGGCTAAATAATGTGTGAACCAACAACATTAGCGGCAGCAGTAATTGGTACTTCTGCGTTGCAAGCATACGGACAATATACCGATGGTAAATTTCAAGCATCAGTGGCTAATCAAAACGCTAAAATTAATGAAGATGCTGCACTTGATGCAATTAATAAAGGCAATGCTCAGGCACAAGAACAGCGTAGACGCACTCGCCAATTAGCAGGTATACAGGCAGCAACAATGTCAGCCAGTGGCATTGATTTAAGCACTGCTGGGGCTTTAGATATTTTAGGTGATACTGCTGCAATGGGTGAGCTTGATGCGTTAACTATGGTTAATAACGCTTCTCGTGAAGCGTATGGCTATCGTATGCAAGCTGAGAATGATCGCCTTAATGCAAAAATGGCAAGACGCTCAGGCAATATGGGTGCAATGACAACGTTATTAACAGCCCCTATTCAAGCTTATGGCGCGTATCAGTTGGCTGGTGGTACATGGAGTCCGTTCGGTGGTGGTGGCTCAGGTGCTGCGAAAGCCGGCAAAACATTCGCTAAAGCACCAAAAGGATTTTAATTATGCCAAAGGTTCCTACATACGATAATAGAACGGTTATGCCTGAGCAGTTACCGAATAATGGGTTTTCTGTTCAATCATCACCTGATGCTTTTGGCGCTGGCATTGGTCGTGTTGGTGAGCAATATGTTGGTTTGTTTGCAGAAGCAAAACAAAGGGCCAATGTTGCACAGGCGCAAGATGCCGCATTACAGCTACGGCAAAAAGCCAATGAACTGATGACTGATCCGCAAAATGGATTACTTTCACAGCAAGGTAAGAATGCGATTGGTAAAGCGTCTGAGTATGAGCAGTCATTTCGTGATTATGCTGGTGAAATATCATCAACATTACCTGACGATATTGTTCGACAAAGCTTTATGCAACAAGCGCAAGAAATGGGTGTTCAGTTTGCATCACAAGCGAATCGTCATGAGATGGGGCAAATCAAAGCTTATGAACAAGACCAGTTTCAATCAACGTTAACATTAAATGCAGAGTCTGCCGCATCAATGTACGGCGATAATCAGGCTTATATTTCTGCACATAAACAAGTGTTTCAGCAAATAGAAGAGTTTGGATTATCGCATGGTTGGGGGGAAGAGCAGATCCTCGCCAAGAAACAAGAATTCAAAGTAGCGACTGCACGTAAAGCGATTGAAAACCAACTCGGTGCTGATTATATGGGGTTCTTAGAACGAAATGGAGAACCTTCAAGCCTTGGTGGCGCTACCAGAAATAATGCATTCTATGGTGGTACTGTTGGTAAAGTTAAAGGAATGAACCAGCAGGGTAATATTAACTTACTCAATAGACCAACAGTTAAAAATAAAGACGGCTCAATTAGTACAGTAAGAACGATTTCTATTGGTACCGATGATGGCGAAGTGCTGATACCTACCGTAAGTGATGATGGTAAGCTGTTATCTGATGATGAAGCCATTGCGTTATACGAGCAAACAGGTAAGCACTTAGGAATTTTTGATAACCCTGAAGATGCTACTGCTTACGCTGATAATCTGCATAAACAGCAAGAGAATATGTATACACCTAGTAACGGTGATACAAGAGGTGTTAGAAACAACAACCCAGGTAATATTCGTATATCTAGTAATAAATGGGTAGGGCAAACCGGTGATGATGGGGCATTCGCTAAGTTTGCTACACCTGAGCACGGTATTAGAGCATTAGGTAAAAATCTACTTTCTTATGCTCGACAGGGTTTTGTTACACCAGAGCAGATCATTAATCGTTGGGCGCCACCAGAAGATAATAATGATACTCAGGCATACATTGAGTATGTATCTGATTACTTGGGTGTTGCACCTAATCAGCCATTAGATTTAACGAATCTCGATACTTTAACGCATTTATCGACAGCGATAATGTATAAAGAGAATGGGCGTAATCGTGTTAATTACACTGATGAGCAGATAGCAACAGGCATACAGTCAGCACTTGGTTTTGTTGAATTACAAGCGACATCAGAAGCACCAAAACTATTAACTGGATCTGCCGCTTTCGATGCCTTAGATGAAGCTGACCAAGCAAAATATTTACGACAAGCAGAACAGTTACGTAAGCAAAAGCAAGGTGAATTACAGCAACAATTCGGTACTCGTGTAGCTGACTCTTACGCAGCATGGGAAAGAGGACTTGATGCACCTAATGCGCCTACTCATGATGAATTAATCTCTGCGTTTGGCTATGACAAAGGTTCAGCTATGTCTGCTGATATGCAAGAAGCTAAGCGTTATGCTGGTTTTATGTCAGCAGCTAAAGAGATGTCGCCACAAGCACAGCAAGCTTTATTATCACAAATTAGACCTCAAACGGGTGAAGCAAACTACGAAAGCAAAATTCAACGTTGGGAGAAATTTGGTAAGTTCGTTGAAGGGAACATCAAGGAGCAAGATAAACAGTTTGCAGCTAACCGATTACAACTTTCCATTCAAAATAACTTTCCGCTTGATCCTAATGATAAGAATAATCAGCAGGCAGCAGATGATTACTTTGAACAACATATTCAGCAGAGCTTTAATTTACGTGATGATAATAGCTTAAATGCCGTTGCTGAACTTACAGCAAGAACAGGGATTATTCCATCACAAGTTAAGTCTGTATTGAATATGGGGGCAACGTCTAAAGATCCTGAAGTTGTTCTTCCTATCGCGAAAATGTATGGGCAGATATTTGATAATAACCCGGCATCAGCTACGGATATTCCATCAAGCACAATGGCGTATTACTCAAAAGTATATAGTTTAAGTCGTGCGGGTATGCCTGATGATAAAGCGGTAGAAACTGCATTTAAGACGACATTTGAACAAGATGAACGCACTAAGCAAATGATCGCTTCTCAAATCAGGGATAAAGGATATATCAAGGATAGAGATAAGGCTGCACAATCTAATATCAATGATTTTTACCCTTGGTATAAACCATTTTCTTCACCAAGCGTTAGTAAGCCTGGTACTCAAAATGGTGCTTACTTACGTGACTATCAAACGCTGTATGACGCTAACTTTGCTGAAACAGGCGGTGATGCAGAACTAGCCAAGAAAATGACTAACGCTCAAATTAAAAGAACGTGGGCGGTATCTAATATCAATGGCAGTGAAGAAGTGATGCGTTATGCACCAGAAGCCGTATACGGTATTAATGAATCAGGTGCTGGAAATTGGATCGCAGGTCAATGGGAAGAAGAGAAAAAACAATTAGCATCAAAGATGTTTGGAGGAAAGCCTAATGATACTGAAATCGTTATTGTCTCTGATGCAGTGACACCAAGAGATTACAGTTACGGCATCATGATAAAACAAACCGGTAGTGATGATATCCCTATTTATCGTCCATACACGGGAGATAACGGCTTACCTATTCGCTTTAAACCTGAGCAATCATCATCACCGATGTATAAAGAGGTAATGGAAAAACGCCAGCAAAACGTTAAGGAAGCACAGGATAAAAAAGAACGAAAAGAAGCATTGGATAAATCGCGCTCAGAGTTTGATGAACGTCGTCAAAGTGTCCGTGAGCAATATAAAGAAGCTCACAATGAGCGAGTAAATAAATTCAATAATTATTTTTCTTGGGATAAAAACTGATGCCTATTTACGAACAACAAACTGATGATATTTTACCTGCTGGTATTAATGCTGTTCAGCAACCTGAACCTACTTACGGTGATAATGTTTCACCGTCTTGGTATGACCCTATTAATCCGCTTGATGATAGACGACAAACTAAAGAATTACGTGATGCGGCGTTTCGTATCGATAACTCAGTGGGTAGCTTGATTGCTACTGCACCTTTTAATCAATTTGAAGATGTAGAAGGCTATAACCCATTTGAAGATGAATTAACGCTTTCAGGTTATGAAGACTATGCTGATGCTTTTATTCATTCAAACTCTCCTCAAGAAACTGCTGCAATAAAACAACGCATTGATCGTGAGCGTAACGATAAGCAAATGTTAGCAGATGCCGGCGGTGCTGGTGTTATGAGTAGTATTGCTATGGGTGTTATTGATCCAATTAATGTTGCTGCAATGATGATACCAGGGGGAGCCATTGTAAAAGGTGGCAGTGTGGCCACAACCGCAGGTAAGTTTGCATTGGCAAATACCGCTGGTGGTATTGCATCTGAAATGGCATTACATAGTACTCAAGAAACACGAACATTAACTGAAAGTGCAATTAACATTACACTTGATGCCATGATAGGTGGAACCTTAGGTTCAGCCGCACAGTTAATAAAAAATCGTGGTGAATTGGTAACAAAAGTAAGAAATGATTTAATTGGAGAACAACAATCAGGGCAACAAAATATTCCAAATAATATTCCTGATAATTCTAGTGTTGGTGCAATGGAAGTACCTAACACCACATTAGAACAAGAAACCTTAAAAGGGCCATCATTTATTAATCGTACGATGAATGTTAGCCCTGTTGGCCGTGTTGCTCAATCCCCCTCTAAAACAGCGCGTCAAATTAACCAACAACTCACAGAAAATAACTTTACCTTTGCTAAAAATGAAGAAGGTATTGCGACATTTACCGCTGTTGAAACAAAAGTGAGAGGTTATGAAACACTTGTTTATAAGCAAGTAGAATCAACGAAAGACCACTTTAAACAATATCGTCAATCTAGTGGCCGTGATATGAGCTATTACCAATTTAGTGAAGCGGTTGGTGATGCTATGCGCAATGGTGATACTCATGCGATACCACAAATTGCAGAGGCGGCACGTTCTATTAGACCTATTGTCGAAGCAACCAAAGATAGAATGGTTGAATTAGGGATCTTACGTGAAGGTGTAAAGGTGACAACAGCACAAAGCTACTTCCCTCGTATTTATAAATTCGACAAGATTTTAAATGATCGTACTGAGTTTAAGAAAATCATTGCTGACTGGTTAGAAGAGATTAATCAAACCTCGATAAATAAAGCCAAAGGTAGTCTTGATCGTGCTGAAATTGGTATTGATAAAGCACGTAATGCTTCACCACAAGCTGAACGTTTAGGGCTTGAGATTAAAGAGGCTGAGAGTTGGTCGGGTAAAAAGTCTTTGCTGATGGATGATATTAATAAATATCAAAAAATCATTAATGAAAAGAATGCGGTAGAAGTTGAGTTAAATTCACTATCTAACCTTGCTAAGCTAAATAAAACGCAAACAAGAAGACAAGCAACATTACAAAGAAAATTACAGCGTATTAATGATGCTGAGAATAAATTACCTGCATTACAACGTAGCGTTGATATTCTTGATAACCCTCGCAAGTTTAGAAATGAACATCGTCGTTTAACACGAACTGCAAATTCATTAACTCGCCATGACAGAATTAGGCAATCAGCATTAAATCGCATGACACCTTTAGAGCGCGAAGAGTTAGATGCGGCAGCAGATGATATTGTTAATAAAATTATTGGTGCCCCGTCTGGCATTGTACCCAGTGAGCTAATCCCTGATGGGTTAGTTAAACGTGCTGGTTTTACAAAAGATAGAACGCTAAACATTCCTGATGAACGCATTAAAGACTATCTCGAATCAGATGTTAACTATGTAATGGAAAACTATATTCGCCAAGTTGCGCCTGAAATTGAACTCACGGCTAAATTTGGCCGTGTTGATATGGATAATCAAATCAAAGCGATTACAGAGGAATATAACCAACTTATTGCTGATGCAACCACACCTAAAGAACGTAGCCGATTAGAAGCGAGAAGAGAGGCTGATTTACGTGATATTCGTGCTATGCGTGACCGTCTATTAGGAACCTACGGAGCACCTAAAGATCCCTCTAGTTTTTTTGTTCGTGCTGGTCGTGTGGCTCGTCACGTTAATTTCTTACGTTTATTAGGTGGCATGACAATATCATCGTTGCCTGATATGGCTCGCCCGATTATGCAACACGGTTTACGTAGTGCATTAAAGCCATTAGGTAAAATGCTAACCGATATCGGTGCTATGCGCATCGCTAAAGCTGATTTACGCGAAATGGGTATTGGTCTTGAATATGTATTATCCAGTCGTTCTAAGGTGATTGCTGACCTCAATGATCCATATAGCAGACGTAGCTATTTAGAACGTGGCTTACAATGGTCGTCACAGAAATTTGGTAACTTTACATTAATGAACCAATATACAGACACGATGAAAATGTGGTCTGGGCTTATTACTCAATCTAAGGTACTGAAAGCAGCAAACACTTTAGATGCTGGTGGTTCGTTAAGTAAACGAGAAATAAAGAAACTCGCTCATATTGGTATCGATGAATCAATGCTAAAGCGTATAGCAGATCAGTTTAAGCGACACGGTGAAGATTTAGACGGCATGTTAACAGGACATAGCCACTTATGGGATGATCGTGTTGTGCGTGAAACTTTCCAAGCGGCAGTATTAAAAGATGTCAGAACTACAGTAATCACTCCGGGTATTGGTGATACACCACTAATGATGAGTAGTGAATTAGGTAAGATAGTTATGCAGTTTAAAACCTTCTTCTTTGCTACTCATAACAGAGCGTTAGTATCAGGCATACAATCAGGTGATGCATCATTTTACTATGGAGCATTGCTTCAGGTTGCACTTGGATCCCTAGTCTATATTCTCAAGGCTAAAATGGCAGGGCGTGATATTAATACCGAACCGGCTAACTTAGTAAAAGAGGGTTTAGATTGGTCAGGAATGATGGGCTGGTTAGGTGAGCCTAACAACGTATTGGAAAACCTTAGCGGTGGTACTTATGGTATGAGTGCCATGTTTGGTGGGCCACCAGCATCACGTTATCAAAGCCGCAACGGTATAGGTGCATTGCTAGGGCCTACATTTGACCTCGGTGGTGATATTAAAAACATTACATCAGGTGTATTAAACGGTGAGTTTGATGATAGAGAAGTGAGATCTGTGCGCAAACTATTACCTTTCCAAAACTTGTTTTATTTGTCACCATTATTGAATCAGGTTGAAGAACAGATGAAGTAACAAATAGCACCGCTTGAGCGGTGCTTTAATTTTTCACTTTCTCAATTCAGCTAAAATACATTCCACTAACGGTATTATATTTTTATTGCCTCTCATCTTCTGGACTATAAAATTTCTCATTGCGATAAGCTCTACAAGTGGAGCAGATACATCATGGCCATCATCTTCCATTTTTGTTAAAAGCGCTTCAAGACTTGATTTGGTAATTAACTTTTCAATCCCTTCATCGGTATTCACTACATCTGGATAGTTAGCTGGTGCAGGGTATTTATACTTCTTTTCCATGGCTAAAGTCCTCACTAATGAAAATAATTACGTAAACTATAATAATGTAAATGCATTAAAATGTTCATCTAAATGGTTAATTTAATTTTTTATTTGATAACCATTATTGCAAATATGGATATATTTTGTAGTTAAAAGTATCATATCCTCATTAACACCAGAGGAGATGAGCAATGACGGTATCTACTGAACTAAGCCATGAAGAGTATGTAGGTAATGGCGTAACAACGGATTTTGATTTCCGCTTTCGTATCTTTGAAAGCAAACATTTGATTGTTGTGGTTGCTGACAGTGACGGTAATGAAACAACATTAAAGAATGGTACTGATTACACTATTGTGGGAGCTGGTTCTTATCATGGCGGTAAGGTGGTTTTAAATAAACCATTAGCTCAAGGCTGGAAGATATTATTAGAACGTGATTTACCCGTTGTACAAGAAACTGATTTACGTAATCAGGGTAAATTCTTTGCAGAAGTACATGAAGATGCCTTTGATTATCTAACAATGTTAATTCAAAAGGCATTGGGTACTTTCTCGTTGAGCCTGCGCAAGCCTACCTATCTATCGAATTACTATGATGCCAAGGGCAATCGTATTGCTAATTTGGCACCACCTAAGTTCGGTAGTGATAGTGCTAATAAAGACTACGTTGATAACAGTATTAAGGATATTGATAGTAAGACGTTGCGAGTCAAAGATAAGGCTATACCAGCGTTGCCAAATGCAGATGAGAGAGCTGGAAAAGTTTTAACGTTTGATAAAGATGGATACCCAATAGTTGTAACTCCAGCTTCTGGAAGTGCTATTGATGTGATAAACCAAATAAAAAATGGTGACGGTTCGTTAATAGGTACTGGAAATAGGTCGTTAAAAAATAAATTATCTGAATCAATTTCTGTAACCGATTTTTATGGATGTAATAATAATTACCATCCTGTAAATAATCCTACTGATAGTAATGAAGCATTTTTAATGGCATTAGATTATGAATGGGTGACGTATCCCGCTGCTGATTCACTATCTAGATATCCTAAGCCGAAAAGTACCCGTGTACGTATACCATGCGGATCATATTTAATAACAGATACATTACCAGTAACTAGCGGCTTACATTTAGATTTTGACGACGGAGTTGTTCTTTATTTTAAGCCCAATTCAAATATTGATTTATTTTCACCACCAATAGATAAAATGAAATCGGCATACGAGAGTGGTCACAAATTCTGGAATGACATGTCATTATATGGCGTGCAAATCACGGGTGCGGCTGTGTTAAAAGGAAACATGACAAGAACCAGTGAGGTTCATGCTAAACACGCGATTAACGGTAGTAACTTTCACCGTTCACTCATCTCACGACTCACTATCGAAGGGTTTGAAACTGGGATTTATATTGGTCGAATGGACACATCAGCATGGACAGGAACGCGGATGGGTAATTTCTACAATAACATTATTGATAATGTATTTATCCGTGATTGTAAAAATAATCTTATAAATACCAGCAACTTAACAACGCTGATTAATTCACAAATTGGCAATGAAGTACTCAGAAAACATGATACTAACACTGGTGATTATTTGGTGCATAATACAGGGGCTGGGTTTACTGCTATAAACTCAAATATTGCGAGTATGATGCGTTCATGCAACCCCAAACGGGGGCACATCTACGATAAATGTTTAGGGTCAACATATACAGGGTGTTACTCTGAATACTTTGATAATTTATTTGTTTTAGATCCAGACAGCCGATTCGGTGGGATAAGTATTGATCCAACGCATTTAGTGAAATACCCAACTGATATTGTGCTCAAATTCGTCGGCGGTTATATGCCTGGTTTTGACTTAGAAACAAGGCAACGAATAGGGAAAAATATTAAGGGGGATAATCGTTGGTCGGAGTTATTTTCAATGGGGTTTAGGTATGGTAATTCCAATACAAATTTGTTAACTGGTTATTTTTTATTAGCTCCTGCGATTGATTTTAAATATGGATTATACGGAGTTTGTCACACTACTGGGGCAAAAATGGCTGTAGATATCAAGCGAACAGAAATTGAAAGAACAGGATTTCTTAGTAATTACGGAGTTCGTTTATTGGCCGATGAAAAATCAATATTATACATACCTATTGTACAATCAATATATGAGGCTTATGTATGCGTATTATATCGCGTTATTACTGGTAATTTCCAAGCAAATAACATCAAGCTTAATGTGTATGGAAAAAATGACTATATCACAGTTGCAGAGGATATCTATGATTACGGAAATGGCTGGAAGATGGCTACTGTAAGAGATGTGAATACTACTAATTCTGACTTATCTAGTTTACAAATAGATATTCCAGCCGGTGCTCAAGTTGAAATTGAGCATATTGGTGCCTACAGTAATGGTGTTCCAATTTTTCCAATATCAGTTAGTTATGTCCCTCAGGTCAATTCAACTTCTATAATGTATAGACATATTAATCCTAATCCAAAACGGTACTCTGGTGGTCAATTTGAAATCGGTGACATAACTAGACCTTATATACATGTTGTGAATGACAAGATCGATAACGCAATGATTCAGAACTCATATATCAGCATGGCTGGTTCGTCACTGAGAAACCCATTAGATGGTACAGATTCAATTACTCATTACAATAGCGTACAAATTACAGCTAATGATGGAAATGTTGATTTAAATACAGATAGTGGTTTTCAATATTCATTGGGTGTCGGTAATTACATCGGGGTAACTAAAAGTGATGGCATAACGATAGATAGTGTCAAAGTGGTTGGTCGCATATATGATAATATTCGTAAAAAATATACAACAACAATCAAATTAAGTGAGGTTCTAAATGGTAATGTCATATTAGACCATGATAAAACAAGAAATCCTATTTTCACTAAAATATAGAATTTGAGTAAAAGAGTTACGAAAGCAATCAATTTATCACTGCGTGAAATTAATTGCTTTCGTATGAAAAATATTATATTTAAGGTTGTTATTTCTCGCATGAGTTAGAGAAATCAATTATAAAAATATCATCTTTAGAATATATTGAGTATAAAGATGTTTTATTTGTTAGATTATATTTGCAAAAATTACTCAATATCTCATTTTTTTCGATAATCATGTTCATTTTTAGATATCTTGATAGATTTCTAATTCCCCAATACCATTCTTTAGTCATATAAAGTGGAGCAAGTTTATCTATAACAGGAAAAATCTCATATTGTTTAGCACTTCTTATTGGTTTTTTTTGCGCACCAACTATCATAACATTATAAACATCGTAATTATTATTTTTCATAATATCTGATGATACTGATTGAGCAATAAAGTTATTATAATCATCATTGTCTTTCAGTACACTTCCAAATGAATTAGATAAAATGAATGAAAAAAAGACAACTAAAATTGTTGAAATTGACAATATCTTATTACTTACATAACTATAACTATATGAGACTAAAAAATAAAATATAAATGGATAACATATCATGGTTCTTGCTGTATACCATGGGTCAGATAAAACTAAATTTGGTAGTGTTGTTAATAAAACAATAGAAAATAAAAATAAAAAAAACAAAAAAAATCTTTTTAAGAAAAACATAACACCATATTTAATACCGTACAATACGGTAAAAATTGAAATTAAACATAATGGAGTTATTGCTATAATATATTTTAAGTTAAAGAGGTTTGAATAAAAATAGTAGTATCTAAATAACCTATTTAATATTACATTGAATGTATCGTAGTTTATATTAATAAAACCACCTCTTCCGAGATTAATTCCAGCTATTTTTATTATATAACTATATAATAGATATGAAAACAAAAAACATAGAAAGGAAATAATAGATATTGCCAACGCTTCTTTTGATTTTTGTTCCTTCAATTTCTTTGTTATTATACAAATAAGTACTGCAAAATATGCCATTGCTGATGTTTGATACAATCCTAAAACAATAGTAAGGCATGTTATTGATAACAGAGAAAAATATATTTTTCTATTTGCTATAAATGGAATAACAACAAGAAGTATCGACAAAGACATTGGTATGGAATCATATCTATATGATAAGTTTTCCAAATAAAAGGGGGAAGTTAAGAGTAAGAGAGCACAAACTTTTGATAATATATTATTTTCAAATAAGATTGATGATATAATACATCCTGAAAGTAACATAATCATGGATGATATTAGAATTGATAATGGGAACATTTGAGAGATAGAACTACCAAATGATAAGATTTGCATTATATATGTAGCAAATATTCTTCCATCTTCATGCCAACCATAAGCAGATAAAACCCTACCCATGTCATCAATATAGTATACGTTCGCTAATATGATTGGGAGTATATATATTAATGACAATATAATAAGCCATTTTTCTTTGAATATTTCTATAAACTTCATTTTTTTCTCTCTTTTAACAAATACTTTGGTCTTTTCTTGCTTTCAACATATATTCTACCGATATACTCACCAAGAACACCGATACCGATAAGTTGAATCCCGCCAAGGAATAAAATAGAAACTAATAGTGATGGATAGCCAGGTACTGGGTTTCCCCATACCATCTTATCTATAATCATCCACCCGCCATAAATAAATGAAATGGCGCCAACAAATAAGCCAATATAAGTCCACATGCGGAGTGGAAAGGTTGAAAAACTGGTGATCCCTTCTAATGCTAGATTCCAAAGTTTCCAGCCATTAAACTTTGATTCACCAGCGGAGCGCTCAGCACGAGAATATTCGACGATATCTACTTTCCCACCCACCCAAGATAGAACACCTTTCATAAATAAGTTGCGTTCAGGAAGCAATTTAATATTCTCAACTGTTTCACGAGACATTAAACGGAAATCACCCACGTTTTCTTCAATCTTTGGTGTGCTGATTTTATTATGCAGTTTATAAAACCATTCTGCTGTTTTGCGTTTCAACCAACCATCAGTAGATCGGTCAGTTCTTTTTGCTAAAACAACATCAGCACCTTGTTTCCACTTTTCTATTAATTGGGGGATAACTTCTATTGGGTCTTGAAGGTCAACATCAATTGGGATTATTGCTTCACCAGTGGCATGGTCTAATCCAGCAAAAAGTGCAGGTTCTTTACCAAAGTTTCTAGTAAAACTTAATGCTACTACTTGCTCATCAGCTAACGACAAAGCATTAATGATATTTTCAGTTGAATCTTTACTACCATCATTGATAAAAATAATTTCAACATCATTTTTTTTTAGTTCTTCATTTTCACGAACCGTTTTATAAAAAATAGGTATCGCTTCTTCTTCGTTGAAAACAGGAACAACTAAAGAAATTTTCATTACTCTATTCCTTTAAAGACAAATAATTTTGAGTAGAAAAAACCAAGAACAAGGCTAATTGCTGAAAATGCAACTAGGGTAATTATTGGCATCGCATCGAGTTTATCGGCTATAAATCCAGTCAAGTAACTTAGTACACCCATAAATAATGTGAATGCTATGTATCTCCCCCCCGTTGCTTTCTTTTTAAATGTAAACTTAGCATTAGCAAAGAAGGAGAAGGTAACCGCAATGATGAAGGCGATCAGGTTTGCAGTAGCTTGTGTTGTGGTAACTAAATAAACCAAAATTCCGAACACTATCCAATGCAAGAGCGTGTTAATAACACCAACAGAGAAGTATCGCGCAAATAGCTGGAGCATAATTAAATTATCTATAATAAAAATTGATATGAGAGTTTATCACTAATGTAAATTTAGGTCAGTATTCTATATGTTTGTTTTATTAAATAGTTTTTATTACAAATGACACAATAATATCTATTAAATCTTTTTTGCATTTTTGTTTATTTTATTGGTTGTGTAGTATCATGATTACTCATTAATCACTGGTACTACACTCATGCAAGAAGATGTCTACACAAAAGCTGGGATCGGCACTACTGCTTTTCTTGGCTACTTCGCAGGGCTTCCAGCAGAAGTTGTTATGGGCTCACTGTTGGGAGCCATCTTCTTTACCACTGCTGCTACTGAATATAGCTTTAAACGTAGATCGGTATTAGCTTTTCTAAGCTTCGTTTGTGGTCTTATATTCTTTAGCCCTGCAGCAACTATCTTTATTTCTGTTACTGGTCTTTTCGGTGTGAAACCTGAGCAATACGAAATCGAACATATCGATGCCGTAGGTGCTTTTGTTTCTGCTTTGCTTGTGGTTAAGTTAAGCGTAAAAGCATATGGAAGGGCTGATATACCGAAACAAGGAGGGCAACAATGAAATGCGAAACATTGCTCACTATTGTTAATGCCATCATCTGTACTGTCATATTTCTACGTGTGTTCTATTTTAAACGTGACGGCAGACAACACTGTAAAAAAGGTGGATGGTTAGCTTTCCTCATTCTTGCTTACTCTTCAAGCGTACCTATTCGCGCTTACTTCGATCCTAATTATCACGCTGATATCTACAACATCTTTGCCAATATTCTGATCTGCACAACGTTGCTAGTCAGTAAAGGCAATGTCATCAAGTTTATAAAGGGGTGAATATGTCATTAGTCGATAAACAGAATACGTTTACAGGTATGGTTGCAAAGCTGATCACCTTTGCTCAGCAGAACGGGTATAAGCTGACGTTTGGTGAGGCTTATCGAACACCAGAACAAGCTAAATTAAATGCAAAGAAAGGATCGGGTATTAGTAACAGTCTGCATACTCAACGTTTAGCAGTTGATTTCAACCTATTTGATGCTAACGGAAAATACCTTACAGCCACCAGCGACTATAAAGAACTGGGTGAGTATTGGGAGTCATTAGGTGGAAGTTGGGGCGGGCGTTTTAAAACTCGTCCTGACGGCAATCATTTTTCATTAGAACACAATGAGGTTCGTTAATGAATAAAACCGTCATAGCGCTAATTGCTTTGGCTGTTTCCTTTACCGCTGGCTTTATTGCTGGCGGTATTTATTTTGATAACCAAGCAATGAATAAACAGATTGCAGGTAATCAATTAGATGAAAAGGATGTGGCCACAAATATTGAACTGCGTAAACAAGCAGACAATGAACAGCAGAATATGTTGGAGATATATCATGACGCACAACAGCATGATACGATACGCACAGACGCTTTGCTTGATCGTGTTCTTAATCACTTTGACAGGATGCAGCTATCAACCGGTACCACGAAAACAGAAGTTACAAGTACCGATAACGCCAATACCTGCCGAGTTGAGAAAGCCAAAGCCAGTGAACTTTCTCGACAACTACGAGAAACACTTGAACGATATGGGCGTGAAGCTCAGCGTGCAGATGAAAACACCAGAACACTCAACCTTTGTATTTCAGAGCTGGAAGCAAAGGAAAAACTCCTCAATTCTTACCGATGAAAAAGTAGACAGATTTCATAATGACGGTATCGGTGACGGTGTTAGTGATATCTAATTTAAATATAATTTATATTTATCAGTTAGTTAAATTACTAGAATATAATAGAGTGGGAATAAAATACCGTTTATCAGCAATAGTTGATAAAGGTTAAAAAACTAAGAGCCATCAGTAAGTTACTGGTGGCTTTTTTGTATGTTTCTATTTATTAGTGATAGGCTTATTTTTATAAATAATAAACTCAATAAAGTTTTGGATTGATATTTACTCACTTAACGGTAATTTAGAATAAGTTTTTCTATCGTAATTAATAGCGCCTTTATTATTCGTGCCAAGAGATCTTGCAAATTAAGAAAATAGGAGATAAGGAAATCATGCATAATGAGATATTAAAAAAGTTGCCGCAAATAGAGCAAGAGTATCAAGTTAAATTACTTTATGTTGCAGAAAGTGGTAGCCGAGCTTGGGGGTTTGCTTCAACAGATAGTGATTATGATGTGAGAGGTATTTTTATACGTCCACGCAATGCTTATCTTTCTATTGATAAACCTAAAGAAACCTTCGAGTGGATAGAAAATAGTTGGTTTGATGTTGGTGCTTGGGATATTACAAAAGCGCTGCACTTATTACGTAAATCGAATTGCATATTATTAGAATGGCTCCAATCGCCAATAATTTATCAACAATATTCTAATGTTCAAAAAGAGTTATTTGAACTGGCAAAACTCTATTATCAACCAAAAGTAATTGTTCATCATTACAGAGGAATTGCTAAAGTTGTGAGTAGATATTCTCCTGAAAATAACTCTAAAAATGAGATTAGTGCAGAGCCAATAAAATTAAAAAAATGGTTCTATATGTTACGTTCTCTTTTATCTGCCTATTGGACGGTGAAAACGGGTGAAATTCCACCTATGGAATTGGATAAACTGATAAAAATTTTAACTGTTGAAGAACAAAAAATCATCAAAGAATTAGTAGAATTTAAATCAGATAAAAATGAATATTTTACTTGGGTTCCAACACATACGATGCAATATCTAGTGACTTTTTTATGGAAAGAGACAAATGTCCAATTAACCAAAAGAATAGTACCTGATAATGATATTTTAAATAATTGGTTTAGGAAAAAATTAGATGAAACTGACTATTGAAGATATAAAACCTTACCTTTTATTTGAAAGTATCGCTGGAAGTCGTTCACATAATCTTGCGACAGAAAAATCAGATACAGATATTAAAGGAGTCTTTTACCTCCCTAAAGATCTTTTTTATGGGTTGGAATACACACCACAAGTAAGTAATGAAAGCAATGATATAGTCTATTATGAGCTTGGGAGATTTATAGAACTATTATGTGCATCTAATCCTAATATTTTAGAGCTACTTAATTCACCTGAACATATGGTTATTTATCGACACCCTTTAATGTCATTAATAAAGCCAGAATGGTTTTTGTCTAAAACTTGTGTTCAAACATTTGTACATTATGCACAAAGGCAGGTTAAGAAGGCTCAAGGGCTAAACAAAAAAATAGTAAATCCAGTTGAAAAAAAATTAAAAACCATTCTCGATTTTTGTTATGTCATTGAAGATGGAAAAACAATATTAATCAATACGTGGCTAAAAAATCGGCATTGGAAACAAGAACATATTGGGTTAACAAAACTTACCCACACACAAGATATTTATGCAATTTATTATGATGATAAAGTGTCTTATCAAGGAATAATAAAAAAAGAAAATGCTAATGATGTATTGCTAAGTAGTATTTCTAAAACAGCAAAACCAGAAGGTTATCTTAGCTTTAATAAAGAAGGTTATAGTGCATATCGCAAGCAATATCATGAATATTGGCAATGGGTTGAGCAACGTAATGATGTTCGTTACCAACAAAACATCGATCATGGAAGAAATTACGATAGTAAGAATATGATGCATACTTTTAGATTACTTTATATCGCACTAGGGATAGCACAAGAAGGGAAAGTGAAGGTTTGGTGTGATAATAGAGATGAATTATTAGCAATTAAAGCAGGACAATTTAGTTATGATGAATTATTAGAGCGTAGTGAAATTCTTATTAAGACCATTAATAATGCATTTCAACTAAGTCTATTGCCTGATGAAATTGAGCCTTCAATTGCAGAAGTTGCTCTTATAAATATAAGAAAAGCGCTCTATAAATAG